TGCTTATACTCCATATTCAATTCATTCATAGCCTTAGCCATGGCTCTGTCTTCTTCTTCCCATCTCATCTCTCTCTCATATACATCCTTGCTCCAGTTGTCCATCTTAGAGTACAATGAATCTGGTATATTACCACCATCTAGTTCTTGTCTGTCCTTACTACTCATCTCATTGAATACTCCAGGGAAGTTCTTAGCCAAGTCAACCTTAAACTTATTTAAGTCATTCTTCATATTGTAACGCATCTCAGTTAGATACTTTATTTCTCCACTTACCATTTCTTGAGATTTAATGAATCCCTGCATGGTTGAGCCATACATGGAAGAAATATCTTTTCCTCTATTGCCCTCTAACCATCCTAGTATCCCAGACATAGTACCACCACTAACTTTGGTTGGGTCCATTACTCCTCCTATGGTATCCATGTCTGATGTTTGACGAGCCTTGTAAACTCGCTCAGAGATACTACTCATTACGTTTTGAAACAATGGTAATGTTCCTGGATGAAACTGTCCTTTAAGGGTTGATAAATTAGCATTAACATCTGCTAATGGCTTTCCAGTATCTTGCAAAGATGGTAATGTTCCTGATATTAAACTTGGTGTTTCTTCTTTTTTAGCCATATTATAAGCTTAGATTTAATGAGTCCATATTGGATTCTCCCAATAAGGCCCCCGCCCTTTGAGCTATGTCTTTAGTCTTTTGCTCTGGTAGTGTTCCTGTAATATTTCCCAATGGGTTGTATCCAGATAATGCTGGCATGTTTTCTGAACCAACATTAGTTTCTAATTCTCTTCCAATGTTAGTGATGTTGTATCCAAGACTCTCTTTGAGATTCTCTAGCTCACTCTTAGCTTCTGTACTTCCTCTGGCTGCGTAAGTTTCTAGGTCAGATATTCTCTTGCTGTACTGACGTTGAGTATCTTCTACTAATCCTTGGTTTTGTTCTGCTAGCCTAGTTTCTGCCTCAGACCTAATTGTAGATTGAGTAAGTCCTGCTGCTGCCATAGTACCCTGAGTGGCTTTTAGATTAGCAGTATAGTTGTTGGACATTCTGGTAAGGTCTGACTGTTCTTCTAGTGTTAGGAACTCTTTATTCTTGGACAAATCTTCTTGTAATTCTAAAATTCGTTTGTTAAGTCTCTCAGATTGAGTACCAAAAGCAGATTGATATTCATCGGCTGTACGAATCATTGTATCCTCAGCTATTCGGAAGAACTGTTTCATGTAAGCATCTGCTTGAGAAGAGGCAGTTTGGAGTGCTTGAATAAGTCTTGTCCCTTGTTCCGTATTACTAGCTAGACCTACATTCTCAAAGTAAGCTGCTACTTTTCTTAAATCTTCCGGTAAAGCTGCATAATTAGGGTCATTCTCTAAGTCATAAGTTGGACTGGAGAGGTCTTGTGACCCTGCACCACCGATACTTCCACCTGTCTTGACTACATAATCATTTACCTTCTGAAGTAATCCTTCGTCTTTGGAACCGTACTTTTTCCACCAATCTAGTAATCCCTTTGAGTTTTTACCATAAGTTTTATGAGCAGCCACATCAGGTCGAACTGCCTTGAGAGCTGCTAGCTGGTCTCTGTTTAATGCTTTTGCCATAGTATTAGTTGAATCCCCTGAATGCGATTTAATATATTTTTCTACCTTTTTTTTCTCGTTACTCTTTAAATGTTTACCATACTTTTTCTGAAGCTTCTTTAATTGGCTTTTAGAAAGTTGGTCTTCATATTGTCCCCAGTTGTTTGATTTCTCTTCTTTATCTGAACCTCCACCCTTTCCATAACCAGCCGATGATGACACATTTAGTATTCCACCCTTGCTTGATTGCAAATCAGCTTTCAATTCTCCTTGCACTTTTCTAAGTCTATCCAATTCCTTCATGGCACTCTCTGGTGTCTCACCCAGTTCAGCTAACAGTCTCTTCTCCTCTTTCAGACTTTCTTGATATTTCTTTTCAGCTTGTTCGTACTGTTTATTTAGAAACCTTAGTTTTGATATCTCCGCTGGTGTTGGCATCTTCTTTGGTTGGTTTAATTAACCCCTCTATTGGCTTATTAATTACTTCTGCTAAATCTACTAATGCTGCTGCTTCCTGTATTCCCCTTGTTTGAACTCTACTGAGAAATACTGCTAGATTTTTCAATTGTTGTTCTGTAAATTTAATTTCCATCGTTTCCCTTTAATTTATTATTAAGTTCTTGTACACAAGATACTAACATAGATATAATAGAATGATAATCTATCGTTTTAATCCCGTCAGGTGCTTCTTTGCTTTCAATATCTATAGTTCTTACTAACTCTGGACTTATCTTTTCCACCTGTTGAGCAGTTAATCCATATCTCTGTTGTTTTCTACCATGAATAAACTCATAAGCAACTGGTTTAAACTGCGATACCTTATCTAAAACTGAGGAATTATCTAAACTTTTAATATTTTTCTTGAGTCTTTTATCTGACGAAACCGTAATATCTCCCGTATCGGTAACATCTATATAAAGTTCAGTTGCTGAACCATTCCAATGTAAGTTGAAATTATTAGCACCATAAGAACCACTAGTTCCAGTACGACAAGTATATCCCTTAGCAAACACAGAACCAAAATATCCTGCATAAAAATAATTACTGGCACCACCCAACGTCCATCCTTCATCTGTATTAGGATATAAATCTAATGAACCACTAGTTCCACCAATGAGATATACTCCTCCAGAACCTAGATTTGCAATTGTAGTTCCTCCCACCTGCCACACTTGTCCATCGTCAGCGTCTATTTGTAATTGGCTCGGATAGGTAGGGTCATCATCTGCTGTCATTCTTATTGAAGCCTCTTTAGAATTATCATCATCTATCAATTTTATAACTCCATAGCCAGGACTTCCAGTTATTTGAGCTTGAACACCATCTGATGGACCAACCGTAACTACCCCAGTAAAATTACCAGTAGTAAAATCAACTGCTCCAGCACTTGAAATCTTGATGGTGGCTGCTGCATAATTAGCAAAGTTTCCCCACCACATGTTTCCAGATGAATCAACATGCCAAGCATTAGTTCCTATAGTAATTGCTCCCAGACTTCCAGAAGCTGCTGTTAGTGTTCCTGCGAAAGTAGCAGTACCATCAGTAGTTATTGAAAAAGTAGTTGCACCAGCTAAAGCTCCCACCATTCCATTACGGTTAATAACAACTCCAGTTCCACCAGTAACTGCTCCAGTAGTTGAGTTCCAAGTAATACTTCCAGTCTTAACTCCTCCTGCATAGTTAGTAGCTCCAAAAGTAAAGTCAGAAAGTATATACTTAGATTGCGTATCTAGTCTAGCATTAATAACATCAGTAATTACGTCATAATCACTATCGACTATCTGCTCCATGTTGACAACATTCTCAATAGAAGTTCCCTCAAAGAAAACACTCTCGGCTTGTGGTGTACCATTTAGCCAATCTAGTTCATCGAACAACGGTTTTGCCCCTAAGTCTGGTAATACCATTACACATCATTAAGTAATTCAATACTATCTCGTGGAAATTCTAACCCCAAAAATTTAGCCTTACCATTATCGCAAGAGTCTGTAACTTTGAAATTGAACCATCTGCCCTGCTTATTGAGTTTAACCATAGATACATCTCCCACTATCTTACTCTCAGAATCAAAATCCTCTTCTCTTGAGCTATCCATTCTTAGGAGAATTGAACCTTGAGATACCCCCTCAGTAAATACAAAAAACTGATTAATCTTTTTGCTCTTGGCTCGTGAGGTAAACTCCAGGGATTGAGTTTCCACTGACCATGAAATAGCTTCTCCCATATCAGTAGTTCCGGTATTCATCTGAGCTACATTTCCATCATTATCAGCAATTACAATCTGAGCTTTGCTATTATCATCAACATATTGAGCCATTGCTTGTATGTCTTGGTAGTATGAGTGTATATCCCAAGTCTGGTAATCTAAATTATATTTGAGCAGTATGTTGGAGTAGTCAATACCATCAACGGTTACATCTCCTATATAGAAATACAGGTTCATTTCGTCTGCTGCTGCGTGGACTTTATCAAAATTAGTTATTGCTTTTACAAATCCATCCACCCTTACATCTGATAGATGTTTTGGCATTCCTCCCATAGTTGCCCAGATTCCATTTTCATTGAGCCAAGACACCATACCTCGTGAGTTACAAACACATTCTTGAGTTGGAGTTCCTTGACGAACCATATCATCTGGATAAGTAGATGACCCATCCCAACGCTTTAAACTTCGTCTCTTGAATACCAGAAGGTATCCTGGACATTTAGCTAGGGCTGTGATACCACC